GGCGATTTATTGGCAGGGCAATGAGTACAGCGCCTGGCCGATGCAGATCGACGGTATCGAGGCGAACGGCGACGGCACTGCGGTTCGGCCAACGCTGTCGGTCGGCAACGTCAATGGGCGCATCACCGCGCTCTGTCTGGCATTCGAGGATCTGCTCGAGTTCAAGCTGACCATGCGTCACACGCTGGGCACCTACTTGGACGCGGCGAACTTCCCGGCCGGCAACCCAACGGCAGATCCAACCCAGGAGACGATCGAGGTCTGGTACATCGACCAGAAGACGAACGAGGACGGGGAAACGGTCAGTTGGGAGTTGGCCGGCCCGGGCGATGTCGGTAACGAGTCCATTGGCCGGCAGGCGACGACGCTTTGTCACTGGTGCCTCACCGGCGGCTACCGAGGGCCGAACTGTGGCTACACCGGACCGTACGTGACCAAGGACGGCATCGTTACCGACAACCCAGAACTCGACGAATGCGATGCCACCCTGGGCAAGGGCTGTATCCCTCGCTTCGGCGAGGGCAACCCACTGCCGTTCGGCGGCTTCCCGGCCGTTTCGCTGATCGCACGGAGCTGACATGCGCAAACACATCTTGAACGCGATCCAGGCGCACGCGGCGGCTGAGTACCCGAAAGAGTGCTGCGGGCTGCTGCTGGGCGTCGGTCGCAAGCAGCAGTATTACCCTTGCCACAACATCTCTACCGAGCCGAACGAGGAGTTCCGGATCGATCCCGAGGAGTACGCAGCGGCCGAAGACATCGGCGAGGTGATCGGTGTGGTGCACTCGCATCCGGACGCCACCAGCAGGCCGTCACCGCGCGACCTGGCCATGTGCGAGGCAACGGCCATGCCGTGGCACATCATCAGCTGGCCCGAGGGCGACCTGCGCACCGTCATGCCTTCGGGTGAGGTGCCGCTGCTCAAGCGCCCATTCGTACACGGTGCCTGGGACTGCTGGCAGGTCTGCGCCGACTGGTACAAGCGCGAGTGGGGACTGGAGTTCGAAGCCTTCAAGCGCGCCGACGGCTGGTGGGAGAGCAAGGACAACACCAGCCTTTACGAAGCGAACTACGAAGCCGCCGGCTTCTACCGGGTCGACCAGCCGCAGCGTGGCGACATGATCGTGATGGAGGTGGGGCGGACGGTTTATCCGAATCATGCCGGGATCTTTCTCGGCGCCGATCCGGAACTGCCCGGCGAAAATGCCGCGACGTTCGGCCCTGGCCCATTCCTGCTGCACCACCTCTACGGCAGGCCGTCAGAGGTCATTGTCTTCGGTGGGCCTTGGCTCGACCGGACACGGTTGGTATTGCGCCATCGCGACTCTCAAGCCAGTTCGCCCAGTGAGTAAATTGAGTATCCGCTTTTGGTCAAATGATTAATCTGAACAGAGCCACCAATGTACACACGGCCTTCCGCTTTCTGACTCTCCTGAAGTTCCTGCGCACGCATAATTTCAACAGCGCATTCTGGAAACGAGTCGAGGTCGATGGCTGAAACGTCGACGAGCTGCGGTTTTATTCCTAAGCCGTAAGCCAACCATTCGGACTTGAAGTTCGATCCTGATCGGTAAACATAGCCATGAATATTCCCAGTCTTGTCGGAAAACCCGAAGTGATAGATCGTTGCTGTCTGCTCATGCATAGCGGGGAATTGAGCATTCAGTTCGCGCCAGAGGGATTGAAGCGACTCGGATGTATGAAGATTGACCGAATCTACATCAAGGGCAAAACCTTGTTCATTCACCAAGCCGATCCAACGATTGAACAGAGCAGCAGAACCTGTCCCGGCGACAATCATTCTGAGGTGAGGAATAGCCAAGGCTTTGCTCGAATACCCGGGAGGGTACCCATCGGGATAATGTAAAAGCGTGTCTGTTGCGACGATTGCCTCTTTTGCTTCCGTATAAAATAGCAGTGACGACATTTTGCCTCCTTGCAGCTGGATTTGGATCAGAAGCTACTACTCAAATCGGCTCGACGTGACTGGGGATTCGTACAGGCGGAAAAAAGCCCGGGAGTGCGGGCTTTTTGTGTCGCTTACGCAGCACCTAAATAGAGACGGACTTAGGAAAGTGCTTTAGGTAAGACGCGAGCTCTTCTTTTGAGTGCGGTATGTAGAAAGTGTTTGACCGAGGGTTATCAACGATCTTAGTGAATGCCTCGCGAACGCTCGTCAGAGGAAGAAAGATGTTGCCTTCGCTGAAGCCACTTTTGATTTTGGCAGCACCACTATCGACGTAAAGCTGGACGCCCTTGAACGGGATGCTGCGTGTTTTCAAAAGGGTTTTTACGTCAAGTTCCTCGATTTTTTCGAGATATGGCTTGAGGTCGTCAGTCGAATTGAACGACCAAACCTGAAGGTGTTTGCTTTGGCGATGAGCGATCAAAAACACCCGACAAAACTCTTTGTAACGCTCACTGTACTCATTTGAGTGGTACTGCATTGGGCGATCCTTTGCTCGTAAATGGAGGATGAAATCTATTTGGGCAGGCAAAGGACTGGGGAATCCGTTGCGTGAGGGCAAGAGGCTACTATCGGAGGGCAGCGGTGCGTTACTGGGAATTCGTACAGCCTGGATCCGGTGTTAAAGTCCGTGCTTTCAGGATGAGGACGAGCCATGAGGATGATCAAGTTCGCCGCCGCTGCCGTATTGGCGTTTTCGCTTTCAGGCTGCGCCGGGACGAATTTTTCGTACGAAGAAGCCAGAAAAGTGAAGGTCGGAATGACCGAGGAAGAGGTAACTCAGATTATGGGGCCACCGTACTCCGTGGTTTCTCGGGCCGATGGTCAAATGTGGGTCTGGAGTCATGCGAACGGCATGACCGGGGCGAGTCGAGTGATCTCATTCAGAATGGTCGACGGTAAGGTTGTCGAAGTGCCAACCATCCCTGCCAGCTTTAAATAGGAGTGACCTGCATGAAATTGATCGTAGGAGCGCTGGCGGTTGCGCTCCTTTTTGGGTGTTCACACAAAAGGCAGCCACTTGATAATCGTGATCCGTGCTTGGATTTCGGTGAACAAGGAAGTGCGGGATTTAATGCTTGCTTAGACCGTCGAGCGAAGGCTCTTAAAGACGTGCTTGAGGGCACTGGCCCGAAACGGTATGAGATAGTTTTCGATGAGAAAGTCGAACCCTGAATCGAAAGGACAAAACAACGTGAAATTGATTTTTGGAGCGTTGGCGGCAGCGCTGTTGGCGGGGTGTGCGACTTCGCCAACGCCTTCCAATGAGGCCAAGCAGGCGCCGGCTAGTCAGCTTTCGGCATACCAGGCCAAGCCAACAGGGGCATATGGGACACTGCAAGTGATCCGTGACTCTGGGCAGACCGGGAGCCTTTGCGCGATGGCGGTTTTTATCGATGGCAAACAGGCCGCCAAGCTCGAGCCGGGCCAGAAAGCATCGTTCTACCTGCCGCCGGATTCGGTTTCAGTCGGCGCGGCTTACACCGGCTCTGGCATCTGCTCGATGGGGGCTGCGCGAGTGGAGCGGGAAGCGATCGTGAAAGACGGAGCGGTCAAGAAATACCGAGTTTTCACCGGGGGCGATGGGCAGATCGACATACTGCCCACGACCCTCTGAACAGACCGCCTCCGGGCGGTTTTTTATTGCCTGGAGAATGGCATGTGCTCAGCAATTACCTACACGCCGATGACGAAAGTGATGCTGTCCGGTTCGCTCGCCAAGAAGTTTTTTCGAAGCAAGCAATTCCTTCTCGACGGCGGATCCGCCGTGGAAGTGTTCCGCGCGCTCAATGCAACCATCGACGGTTTCGCTGAAGAAATTAAACGGCTGGAGCGCCTTGGGCTGAAGTTTGCGATCTTTCGAAATCGCGCAAACATCGGGATGGATGGATTCGATCTCGGCGGTACGCGCGAAATTCGCATTGTTCCGGTGATTGCCGGGAGCAAGCGCGCCGGTGGACTGCAGACCATCATCGGCACGGTGATGATCGCCGCTGCCTACGTACTCTCGTTTACTCCGTTTGCAGCCGCATCGCCGTTTTTGTATGCGGCCGGCGCGTCGATGGCGATCGGCGGCGTGATCCAGATGCTCAGCCCTCAAGCCTCGGGCCTCAAGCAAAGCGCATCCCCAGAAAACGCCCCGTCCTACGCCTTCGGCAGCGCCAAGAACACCACGGCCAGCGGCAACCCGGTGCCAATCTGCATCGGTGAGCGCAGATGGGGCGGGATGATCATCTCGGCCTCGATCCTGGCCGAAGACAAAGTGTAAGCAGGACAGCAATACACCAACCGCCCGCGAGGCGGTTTTTTTATGCCTGGAGGAAAGCATGGGCGCAGCGGAACAGATCGAGATTTACGGCGAGAAGGGCGGCAGCAGCAAGCCGAAATCGCCGGTCGAAGCCAGCGACAGCCTGCGCTCGACCAACCTGGCAAAGCTGCTGATAGCCGTGGGCGAGGGTGAGTTCGACGCCGTACCGACTGAATACGACATCTACCTGGACAACACGCCGATCCGCGATGCCAGCGGCAACTACAACTTTCCGGGCGTGAAGTGGGACTGGCGCCCGGGCTCCGTGGATCAGGCCTACATCCCGGGCATCCCGTCCGTTGAGAACGAGACGTCGCTGAACATCGAGCTGCGCAGTGATGCGCCGTGGGTGCGCTCGATCACCAACACCCAGCTGTCGGCCGTGCGTATGCGTCTGGCCTGGCCAGCGCTTCAGCGTTCGGATGATCAAGGCAATATCGGCGGGTACCGGATCGAATACGCCATCGACGTGGCCACTGATGGCGGCGCATATCAGCAGGTGCTGGTGGACGCGGTCGACGGCAAGACCACCACGCGCTAC